GCAAGTTTAATTTCTTGTTTATTAAGTGCAATAAAGTCAGATTCAATTGCTGGATTCTCAACAACAGAAATAGCTTCTACTCCTATTGCTTCATCATCATCTAAAATAAGTTCTATTATTTTCATAATTATATAATATTTTTTTAGTGTTATTTTATATTTTTAACCTCCTATACTTGCATCTTCAATTATATTTCTATCTAATTCTTGTGCAGTTGATACTTCACTTGAAACTACAAATGCTTGTATTGGTTGTTGTGATTGCCCACCAATAGCTGATGCTAATTGATTAGTACCACTTGCACCAACTATATTAAATGCTGGAGGTAAAGATTCGACTGAAGGCGCAGATGGTAATGATGCCGGTTGTGTACCACCACCACTTGATGTATTTGGTACTTTTACACTCATTATTTTTTTAACATTAGCTAAACCAACAACCCCAGTAGCAATAGCTTGAGCAATAGCATAACCTGGAACTGGGACTTTAGAAAAAGCACTTAATTGTCCAGTAATAGCTGCATAAGTATTTACTAAAGAAGATGCTACAGCAATAGCTTTACCTGATTCGGTTTCTTGTCCTATAACACTAGAAATACTACTTAACGCACCAGCATAACCTTCCAATGCTTTTCGTTTAGCGTTTTCTTCTCTTTCTGCGATTTTTATTCTTGCATCAGATATTTCTTTTTCTCTTGTAACACTTTGCTGACCAGATTGCTCCTCAAATTGGTCTAATTCGATTTGTGCATCTATTTTAGCTTGTGTTCCAGCATTAGCATTATCCACAATAGCTTGTAACCTTATTGATTCTTGTTCAGCTTCTAATATGTCAACTTCTTTTAATGCTTCTAATCTAGATAATTCATCTTCTATTTGTTCTGCATTAAATCTTTTTTGTTCTATTGATAATAGTGATTCACTTTCTAATTTTGCATTTGTTAATTCAGTTGCTTCCTTTACTAAAGCATTATTATTTATTTGTTGCTCTGATTTAAACCCAGTAACTGTTGCTGCAACTGCTTGTACTTCTGCTTCTGCTTCTAGTACTGCAACATAATCTTCTGTCTTACCAGTTAAATCAAATTGTGCTTGAGCTGCATCTTTAACTAATTTTGCATTTTTAGTCATTTCCGTTTCTTGCTTTTCAAGAATAACTAATAAATCATCATTTGCTTTTTTTCTTTCTTCAATACTTAAAGTTTCATCATCTCTAATTTGTCTTTGTATTTCAGCTTGTTTATCGTATTGTTCTAGTAATATTCTAGATTCTGCTGCTGCTATTTTAGCAGATTTTTCTAATGCTTGATTAGTTTTAGCAGTTTCTATTGCGGCTTCAATACTTACTTCTTTTAATCCATCAACTACTTGTGTTCCTATTTCAGATACCTCTGTAATTGCTTCTCCAAAATTATTTACAATATCTTTTCCTGCTCCTAATGCCGATTCTCCTACATCATAAAGATTTTGTTTTGTTTCTAATATAGATAAATTTAATTCAGCTATTGCTTTACTATCTCCACTTCCAAAAGGGGATTTTTCCCACATTAGCTGCGCTTCTTGAATCGCCAGTGTAATACCATAAAAAGTAAGTTTAAAAGGTGTTAAAACAATAGTGAGAATACCACCCATCACTTTACCTAATGCATCAAAATTTTCTGTTGCTGATGAAACACTTTTATAAACATCTACAAAGACATTTACTACTTCGTTAAATATTATTTGGGCAGTTTTAAATACAGTATTTAAACCATCCATTACTTCTTGGTTTTCTTCTATAGCACTTTTTACAAATTCAAATGCTTTTTGTAATAAGAAAATAATACCAGTAGCTTTTGCTATGTTTTTAATTGATGAGCCTACTTTTTTAATACCTTTCGCACCATCCTTTGCTGATTTCTCAACATTTTTTAAAGATTTACTAGTATCTTTATTTGAATCTACTACTTGTTTATTTAGACTTTCAATAGATTTTTTTAAATCTTCAATCTCCTTTGTAGCCTTGTCTGTTTTTGCTTCTAACTCTACTATTATTTTTTCCATTTTATTTCTTGTTTTTGTCTTTTAAATACTTCTTTAAAACTATCTGGAAACTTATTCTTTCCTTTTGCTAATTGTACAATCTCTGCATTACAATCTGTATCTTTTAATAATTCTAATATTTCTTTTATCATTATGGTAATGTGTTAACTACTAATGCACCAGATGGTGTTGATTCATTTAATAAAATATCATAAGCAACTACTGTTATTGAATATGATGTTGCTGGACTTAAACCAGTAATAGTATCTGAATAAGTTGTTTGTAAAGGTTGTGCCATTGACCCACCAACTGCTACACCATTTGCGTAAACAACATAATAAGACATTGTAATATTATCTGGAGATGTGCTTGGATTCCAAGTAACAGTAAATGATGTACTTGTTATATTCGATGCAACCAATCCAGTAACTTGTGTTGGAGTATTACCACTTGATGTTAATATTGATGTAACGTCATTTAATAATTCAAAGTCTGATTTACCAGTTTTTAAATTAGTTTTTATTGAGTTTATTTTATAAGCATTTTCTCCAAATTTGACTAAATCATTCAGCTTTAAATTATAATAAAGACCGAATGGTAAATAAGCACTTACTTTTGTTATTCTTCTTCTTATGTTAAAAACATCTTGAATATAAGTCTTGTAATTAGTTTCAAATAAACTATCTGTAAAAGCTAAAGGGTCTACTGCTGGCTGATTTGCTTGATACTCGTTTATCTCATTACCAAAATGTATATTTGATTTACTTGCAGTTGATGTCAAAGCTAAAGCATTTGATGGAATATAGTATTCGTTAATATCTTCAACACTACTTGTTTCTGTATCCCTTATTCTTATATCTGTTTCATTTGATAGTCTTATAGGATAAAATAATAATGGAGAGCCAAAATAAGGCTCTTGATTATCATCTACAAAGTAACCCCATTGAACATCTGTTGCACTTCCACCATCTACATCGTAAAGTCTTTCGTATTGTAAATGCTCAAAAGGTAATTCTAGTTTATAAGATTTACTTGGCGCATCAAATATATCTGAATTTAAACTATAAGATAAAGACCCCCATTTTTGATTATTTAATTGCTCAAATTGTTTAGCTAAAAAAGTTCCTAAACCTTTGTATGTAAAATCAATGTGTTTAAAAGGTAATGCTACATCAACAGTTGAATTTTCTGTATCTATGTATTTACTTATATCAATTGGTGTTGTTGAGCCAGATGCATAATAACTATCTAAAGTCTTTACAACAATAACTCCATCATTATCTACATAAGCAGTTAGATTAAACATCTTAAAAAGACCAGTTAAAAATTCTATAATAGTCATTTTAGGCATCTGCTCTTGAATATTAAATTCAGTAAATGCAGTTGTAGCAAATGGAGATGCATTTGAATAAACCATTTGTCCATTTTGTCCAAAACCTAAACCTCCTTGTGTCCAACTTACAGTCCATTGAATACTACCAGCTGCAAACGTCATATTTGTTGATGATGCAATTTGTATTGTGTATGTACTATTATTAAAAGGTACTATTATTAATTGCTTTGCTCCAGTACCAGTTGTTTCTCCTACTATTGTTGAGCCATCTCTGATAACTCTAATTGTATATACATCTGTTGTATTTGGAGGTGTTACATTTAGATTTAAAAAAGATATACTATAAGGAGATTGAGCAGTTAATGCTAAAACACCATTTAAAACATTTGATGTTGATGGCTGACAATTCGTAGTTGGCACACAAACAGTTGTTCCTAATTCTGTTACTTGTGTAAAGTTTTGTAATACTTGTGCTGGTGCATCAACGTGACCTTTCTTTCTATGCAACCATAAAAACAAATTATCAAATTCTTCATTTGTTACATCATTAAAAAAGTCATCTGAAAAGGTTAATGTTTGACCACCAACAAAAGATTCTGATTGTATAGCATCAATAATAGCTTGTACTTTAATTGCATACTTAAATTGATTCCATTCAACACCATTCTGATTATGTGTACCAGTTCCGTGATGTGATATATTTCTTATACCTAAATCTGGATTAGGAGGAAAATTAACGTGGCTAGAACTATCGTAAATTAATCTGTTTGTATGTGTGATTAAAGGCACTATAATATTACCATTCTCTGTAGCAACTTGCATTGCATTTGTAACATTACTAAAATTATAAATTTGATTATAGTCATTTAATTTTTGTAAAGATGATAACTGACTATCAGCAAGAACGTCTTTTAGATTTATAGTGTTTCCGAAAAAAGTAATATTGTATGTGTGAGGTACGTTATTCTTTAACTTAACACCATTTAGTTTTATTAACCCTTCTTTAAAAGAAAGTTTGTTTAATTCTAGTGTTGATTGTTTTTTAATTCTTGCATCGTAGCCTTCTTCAATACTAAAATCATAATAGTGTTTAAAGATTTTATTATTTGTTTTTGATGCTGGTATTGCAAACGTTCTTGTAAATTCAGTAAATATTTTACTTATGTCTTTTACGTTTTGAATAGATTGCGTTAATACAACACTTTCATCTTCAAATAAATCTACTCTTTGACCTTCTATGTATAGTTGTATTTTTTGCATTTATCTTATGTCATTTAAAACATTGTAAGAATTATCAAACTCAATTGTGTATTCAACTAACTTATCATTTAAGCTAGTCTTATAAGTAATATCACTTGTCTTTATATTTATTGGTAATACTTTTTCGCTTGTATCTGTTCTGTTTGTTATCCATACTTTTTCTGATAACATTAATTGCTTAAATACTTCATTATAAGATTCACTTAAAAAACCACTACTTAACGTCATTGATTCGTTTGCAGATATATTAAAATCTCTTTTTGTATGTTCGTAGATATTATAATCATCTCCTTGTTGAAGATTTAATATATTTGATTTATAGCTTTCTCTTTTGGTAATCATTTTTTCAACCATCTTTTTAAAGAAATACATATCTTGTAATACACCAAATTTATTAACAAAGGTTATTTTCTTTGGCTCGTATCTACATTCATCAATAGTTTTTACGTTTATAATGTCAAGTGTGCCATCAGTATTTCCAATATGTATAGTATCTACTTTTCCAATACTTAAAGTATTTAGATATTGTGATATACATTTATTGTTTTCAAATTCTCCATTTGTTTTTACAATCCTTGATATAAACGAATCGTAGGCACTTATTCCGTTTATACTAATATGTGCTACTTGTTCTGTGGTTAATAAAGAGCCACCAGCATTAGTATAAGTACCAACAATTTCTCCATCTCTTAAAAAAGCAACACTTACTTCTTCTCCAATATAAAGAGGTATTCTATAAATATTATCATCTAACGCAAACACTTCTCTGTTACTCATTAAAATATTCTTTCCAGTATAAGAATAAAAATTACCTTCTTCAAAATAAGAATAACCATCTATTACTAAATCAGTTGATGTTGCTTGTGTTAATTGACCACCATTTGAATCAAAAGATGTTTTTGTCATTCGCACCCACTTACAAGTATGAAATTCATCAGCAGCAAAATAAAATCCAGCAAACTTTATATCTAAATAATCTCTAATCAATTCAGATACTTCAAAAAATATTTTAATATCTCCAGCTATTAATTGTTTCCTTAAAGAATATTGAGGTGTGCCAGTATAACCAGTATTTTTATTCCCAGAATATACTTCAATGTCTAATGTAGCATAAGCTATATTTGCATCTTGTAATCCTACATAGTGTGGACTTCTTGTATTAATTATTGCCATTTGTTGTAAATTTTAGTAGTTCTTCAACATCTAATTGATATGCTTTTATTATGTCTTTGTCTAAATTTTTAAATGCTTTTTGAAATGGCTTTGTAAAAAACAAACTTGGTTTAATACCATTATTATAAATACTTCTTGCTATCATAAATTGTAAAGACTTTCTTGATATAAATTTACCATCTTTACCTCTTACACCTTTCAAACCTTTTCTTACTATCCATTTATCCATTTTACTTGGAGGTGGCATCTTGTTTGTATAACTATAAGGTGTGTTATATTTCTTTTTTATACCACTTACACCCTTGTCTTGAAATACACCATAATCTTCCATTAAAAAGCTCATAGAGAAACTATTTGGACTTACGTTTAAGTCATAGTCTAAACTATTATAAAGTGTTTTAGAACTGTTCTTTTTGCCCTTTGTTAGATTCGTTCTTGATTGTTGAATAACATACTTTGCAAATCTATTTAACTCTTGTTGTACGTTCTTTAACATATATTGATATCGTTATTTACAAGAACATCAAATGTCATTGCCCAACCAGCTAATTCATTTTCAAACCTATCATAAAAAGGCTCTAAACTTGGTGTGCCATCTAACTGATATAAATCTTGGTGTAATGTACCTCCTCTTAATACTTGTGCTAATTTATTAAGTACTGCTAATTGCGTATTTAATATGTCTTGCTCATTATCATTACCTCTAAAAATATCTACAACTGCTTCTTTCGATACATCAACAATATCCATAGACAAAACAGATAAACTGAAACGTAATACATTATCTTCGTTATTTACATTGTTTACTATTATGTGTGATAAAGGAAACATTGTTTGTTTACTTAAATCAATCTTTGTGATATCTCCAGTTGTTACATTATTAACGTTTGCATCTGATAATAATTGATTCTTTATTGTTTCCGTTACTTGATAAAACCCTTTCATTAGAATTTACTTTTTATTTGTTTTGCTTCCAGTTCTGCTTTCTCTTTCATAAATGATAACATTGTAAAGCATTGATGAATATTTAATTTAGTGATATCTTCAAATCTTGTAATATCTCCGTTAGCGAGACCATAAATTGACTGATACCATCCCCATTTGTTTCCGAAATTAGCTGCTCTTGATAAGCCTCCATCTCCGCTTGATTGTTGGAAGAGAGAATCGTATGCTTCGACAGTTCCATTCCTAAATTGTAAAAAAAAAACAAAGACCCAATTGCTGCATCTAAAGGCATATCTTTCATCTTCTCTGGATTCTCTACATTGTAATCAACTATATTGTATTTACCAGATTTCTTTATTTTAATTTTTCTGTATAATACATTCATTGCAATGTGCATATTATTCCAATCACTTGCACTACCATCCAAGTCTACATATTCTCCTAAAGACATTTCATCCAAGTCTGGTATAAATCCATACTGAACACCATTCATTGTAAACTGCTCTACTCTTTTTGGTGTTTGACTTAACAACTCATTCAATATATCTATAATAGCAGTAACACTACTCATCTTTAATTTATAGCTATCACTTAAAGGTATTCCACAAAATATTTCTATCATTTTAGCATTTAAGAAATTACCTTCTGGATTATCTTCTGCTATCTTTAAGAACTTTTGATATTGTCCTAATGTAACTTCACTTAATGATGTTGGTACGTTTATTTCAATCTTCATATATATATAATACTATTATGTTAATGTTTTATAAAAAAGCCTATACATTTTTGATATAGACTTGTAAGTAATAAAAACTGACTTGGTGTTTTTGGTTTCAATATTCTTATTTGCCTATTTGTTTTATGATGTATAAAGCATTGAATAGTAGAAATCATTTCCTCATTACTCATTATCTTATATTGTATTTACCTTTATTTGGATTACTTAACTGTGATGTAATTGCATAACGTGCTGCATCAATACAATGATTAAAAGCATCAATTGGTTTATTAATAGTATTACCTTCTCTGTCTTTCATCCAACTATAACTTTGTAATTCTTTAATTAGATTCTTGCTTGTTGAGGTTACATAAATATCATTTTGATTTATTAAGTTGATACCATATACAATTGAATCTCTACCTTTTTTAACTGGCATTACTTTATGTCTATACGTTCTTAATTCTGCAATTGATTTTGGCTCTGCTGAATCTGCATATATTATATCATCTATATTAAGTTGTTTAAGTATATTTGATATATCTACGTTTAGTAATTTAGTTTGATGTATAACCTCATCTAAAATATAAGTGTTATTGTATTTGTATAAACCAATTAATGTTGTTGGGTCATTTGTATAGCCAAAGTCCATTCCGTAACATAATAACCTTGCTTGTGTTGGTAGTTGTTTAATCTCTTTCCAGTCTGGAATACACACGCCATCTAAACTACCTATTTGCCCAAGACCATACACCTTCCACCAGTTTGCCCAATAAGTACTTGTCTTTGCTTTATGTTGTGCAGCTTCTATATCTGCTACAATCGTTTCTGGTAACGCTTCGTTGTCTTTGTATGTTAATGTAATAAAGTCTGCATCATCGTTTCCTACAACTTCTTTATGTGCCCAAAAATTTGCAGTTGGATTAAAGTCAATCCATATATCTCCAGATGTTCTAATACTTAATTGTGTGTATGCTTCAAAAGGTACATTGTTTGCTTCGTTTACATACAACACACTTCTTCTTGCTCCTCTTAATTTGTCTGGTTGTTCAACACTAAAAAATTCTATGTAACTGCCATTTGTAAATGTGTATTTTAAAGCAGACCTATTCCATTGACTATCTCTAAATCTATTGGTTGCTATCATAATCTTTAGAAAGTCTTTCATAGCACCTCTACGTAAGTGAGGTATAGATTCAGATACTACACTTGTTTCTGTGTTTGGTGTT